GGGTCAAACAAATGATGTGTTCGCTGAAGATATTGAACTGGACGAGAAGAAAGACGAACCACCATTTGATGTCAGTAAGGCAGATTACAAAGGTGCAGCAAAAGAACTGACACAATACGCAATGACAAAAGGTGGTGTGGATAAGAAAGATTTCTTAGGATTTGCTAATCGTATGTCAGCAATCGCAAATAAGAAATCACCTCGTGTTACCGCAAAGTTTGCTCGTGACCTTCAAGACTTGGATACTGATGTTCGTGAAGTCGTCATTCGCATAATGCGTAACAATGGCATCAAGGTAACGATGGCAGGTCGTGGTCTGAAGATTGAGGGTGTCGGTGCAGAACTGACTGCAACACAGCGTCTCCGTGCCGTGATGGAAACAAAAGTGCCTGTCACTAAGTCAAAGCAATCATTGACTGTTGGTCAGTCGATTATGGAAAAGGCAATCGCACGAGTCCGTGAGGCAGAAGGCGAGAAGATGACTGATGCTGAAATGAAAAAACGTGAAGAAATCGTCAAAGAACTTAAAAAGAAAGAAGATGAGTTCAAAGAAAGATACGGTGACAAGTACAAAGAAGTGATGTATGCGACTGCTACAAAGATGGCAATGGGAAAAAATTAATGAGATTGTTCAAGTACCTCTTTGAAGAGTTTAATGGTAAAGACCAAATAATTTATTTTGATATGGATGGGGTACTTGCTGATTTTTTGCGGGGTGTGAAGGAAACCACTGGTAAAGACTTCACCGCACCGCAAGTGGTCGATGGCGCAAAGGCAGAAATAAAAAATGAAATCCATCAAAATAGTCGGTTTTGGTATGATTTGAAAACAATGGATGGAATGGATGCTTTTGAATATTGTCGTAAATATAATCCACAGATTCTATCAGCATATGCCAAATGGGATAAGAACAGCATACTAGGCAAATACGATTGGTGTAAACGCAACCTAAAATTGCCAAGAAGTCGGGTGAACCTTGTGCAACGTGCCGAAAAAGCAGACTATGCAACAAATCGTAAAGGTCGCCCAAACATATTGATTGATGACTATATAAAGAATATTCGTGAGTTTGAAGACCGTGGTGGAATAGGTATCCAACACATAAATAAAGACAGAACTATTGCTGAACTCAAGAAGTTGGGTTTATAACTACATCATGTCGAGTAGTTCTTAGTATAACGAAAAGCGAGGAAAAGCAAAATGCCAAAGTGGAGATTTGACCACGAAAAGAACACATCTGCTACTGGTGCTGCCAATAGCGCAGTGTTCTATAAAACAGGACATACTCCGTTTCCCCAAGAAAGTAATTTCAAGTCGAAACGGAATGTCATCGCAACAAGCAAGGGTTGGGTTCGTCGTGTAACGAAAGTTGACACACACGGAAATACTCGTCAGCAAGAAGAAGTTCTTGTTGCAGCAAACCCAGGTGTATCAGGTAAGGATTATACATCTAATCCTTATCTTGAATTTCCAGACATTCACCAAGTATATCTTAGGTTAGATGCTGATGGGAAGTTGACTGCTAACGCAGTCGCCAATGTCTATGTTGTATTCAACTCACCTGTTGTATTTGCGGGAGGTGCGTCTGGTAACAACTTGACACTAACACTTGCGAACACAGTTGGTGGTAACCATGCAGTATTCACAGCAAACAACAATGGTGCACACGCAAATCGTTTGTTGGTAGGTGCGAACAATACAATTATATTCCGTGGCAAATTACAAGGTGGTGCTGATGGGTCTGGTGCAGATGCTACTTACCAAGTCAACGCACAGTCAATTTCTGTTGCTGGTGGTGGTAACCCATTGTACAACCCAGACGATGGCATTACTTTAGCAGCAAACTTGGTAATCACTGGTGCGGTTGCAAATAGTGTCTGTGATGGTGAAGGTCAAGTTATTACTACATTCAATGTTTCCAAATAAGGTGAAATGAAATGGCAGATAAAAAGGTAACACAACTCACAGAGTTGACCACAACTGCCGATAGTGATTTGCTCTATATTGTTGACGATGCGACAGGAACTCCTGTATCAAAGAAAGTTACAGTAACAAACTTCTTTGGTACAGTTCCTGCCAACACAACAATTACGGGTCGTTTTGTTTCTGCAGCAAATACCAACTTCCGTGGTAATCGCTCAGTATTCAATGCGAATACGGTGTTCAATTCAGCACCGATTGCAAACACGAATCGTGTAATTGTTTCAAACAAAGTGACAGTGACATCAAATAATGCAACAACGCAGTTTGGTTCTAATGACCCTGTGAATCAAGGTTCAATATTTTATGATGAGAATTTCTTGTATGTTGCAGTGTCTAACACAGTCATCAAACGAGTTGCACTGAGTACGTTTGCTTCATGATAACTTTTCGTGAGTTTGTTGAGGCAGACCTCAAGTTCAAGGGTAAGGAGATGAAATCTCACCTTGATAAGATGCTTGCTAAGTATAAAAGAGGTGAGAACATTGGTGCTACGGCACTTGCTCGACTGAAGGCACGGGGATTGATTCCCCGTGCTGATGGTTCAAAAAACAAAGGTGAACTTGGAAAAAAATAATTGTGAGATTTGACACATTAGACGATGGCAATTTTTTATTATTCGCAGCAAAAGCATATGAGAATCCTAGTTGTGTAGATGATGCAGAATTCCAAGAAGACTTAAACAGAATTAAGTACATCAAACGATTGTTACGAAAGTATGAGGTCGGAGGTGAACTAAAAGAACGACTAATACTGAATCACTTGGTCGTTTTATATAATGTATTTGATGGAGATGCGATGACACGAATGTTGTTCTATCGATTATACGAATATTTAGAGTTTATTAAACCATTCATGGATTTGATTGGAAGGTTACCCAACGTAGTGTATGGGGTAGGACCAGAAGGGATTGATATCGATTGCAATGTAGTTGTTTCCGATCCAACAATAGAGGCAATATTGAGTAAAATCTAATGGCAAAGGCAGTCGATTTATTTGTAATCTATCAGTTGCTAAAGCGACTGACTACTCCATTCGATGAAACCGAAGCATATGCATTGGGACTCATTGACGAACGTGGAAAGAAACTCCGTTCGCCAAGCACATCCGAAGAAAAAGATGCATATGATTTGATTGACCGATTTGTTTTCAACATCAAACGACTTATAGAAAAGATTCCGGGTGGTAGAACACGTTTGGGTTCTTATGCTGCCGCATTGTTGCTTATCAAAGAACGTGAAGAAATTGAAAAAATAGTGGATAATCACTATCTTATTGAACAAGCGTGGAAAAAGAATTTACGAGAACTCAAAAAAGATATGCCAATAAAACTAAGTGAAATGATTATGGAGGAACCTCGTATTCCTAAAAAGAAGGGACAACCCACTAAAAGCAACAAGCACTCCGACTTATACACAGACGAAGACCCTGAAGGCACAATTCATGGATTGAAGTTTGCAACTACTAAAGACGCAGAGGAGAGTGTCAAAAAAATTGACAAGTCTGATCGTACTCATGCACACAAGATTCAAGCGGCAGTTGCGATGGAGCAACGTGCTCGTGTTGCGGGTAAAAATAGTGCAGCAGATGTTTATCGCACATATATTAATAAAATGAAAGAAATTACAAAAAAACGAAAAAAACAAAATGAAGATGCACCTTCAACAAATACATCAGGTATAGCGGGTCTTACTCCCTCTGATCTAAAAGTGCCACCATCGGCACACAAAAAATACAAAGAACGCAACAAAGCACAAGCAAACACTATAGGTCGTAAGGTCATGTCACTCAAGACATTTACTGAGGAACGACAAATCACCAGATCAGACTTAGATCAGATTGAAAAGTATGCCGATAAGTTGTTTGCAAAAGTTGGCATAGATGTCAATTTTACTCGTCACTTTTTAGATAGAGTGAATGATGAGAGAAACAAAAAGCAAATTACGACAGCAGAATTAACACGATTATTCAAACAGTCATATGCCAAGCACGGTAAAAAAATTTCGGATATGAATCCTGATGCCGAAGCAGTCATCAAGGATATGAAAACAGATGTCAATATGCCATTTGTTCTAAAGTATGATCCGAAGAATCAAGAGATTGATTTGGTCGCAAAGACAGTAATGCGTAAAAAAGGATTTAAGACTCTTGATCCTGAATTAAGAGTGGACTAGTTATGATATATGTGGTATTATTATTGCTTTCTATATTAGGTGGTGTCGGTTTTGGTGGTTATACATATGTGACTGATTTGCAAGAACGAGTCGAAGTTCTTAAAGAAAATAATGCAAAACTTGAACTTGTATTAGACACAAGTGAGGAAAGCATCAAATATTTGCAAAAAAATATAGCAAAATTTTCGGAAGAAAATAAAAGACTACAAACAGATTTACAAAAAGCAGAACAGTACGGTGATGAGTTACAGTCAAAACTAAGACGACACAACCTTACTGCATTAGCAATAAAGAAACCTGCTTTACTTGAAGGGAAAATGAATGGTGCGACAGCAAACTTATGGAGGGACTTGGAGAAAGATTCTGGCGGTGATGGTGACACCCCTCTTCCTCACTGGTTGCAGTCTTTTTCCTTGGGGGACAAAACCGGAACCAGAGATCAAGGTGGTAACCAAAATCGAGAAGACGACAGTTCCGATAGTCCCCAGACCGAAACCACTGAGTCTAATTGATACTCGTGTTTACGTTGTTAACAAAGAAAACTATGATGAGTTTGTTAAAGAGTTTACCAAAGAAAATGGTAAATTAGTGTATGTTGCGTTAGCAATTAAAGACTATGAAAATCTTGCATTGAATATTGCAGAACTCCGTAGGTATTTGAATCAACAAACCGAAATAATAGTATACTACGAACGTGCAGTGAGTGTCACAGACCTAAATACTACACAAGAACAAGAACCCCAAAAGGCACAGTGATGGCGTTTGAAGAACCAAATAGCATCCACACAGACATTGCGGTCATGAAGAAAGAAGTCGAAGGACTTCAGAAGGTTGTAGAGAAGTTGGATGTGACAATCGACAAATTGTCAGACCTCACCACAAGTTTGGATAAGATGGTGCTGATGCAACAAGCACACATCGAGCAACAGTCCGAAGATGATGAAGAAATTAAATCGAAACTTGCTGTGCTTTCTGAGCGAGTCAAACGTATTGAACAAAGCAAGTGGTTTATTACTGGTATTGCCGCTACGGTTGGGTTTATATTAGCACAAATGGAAATATTCAAACGTTTCTTCTCTTGACACACTCCCCATAAATCTGTATAATGGTCTCCATGTTATGGATTGATCACAAATATATCGGACTTCTGTCCTCAAAACTAAACCGTTTTAGTCGCAAGTCAGACAAACTGTACAATTTTCGTTGCCCTATCTGTGGAGATTCCTCTAAAAATAGACACAAGGCACGGGGGTACTTGTTTGAGGGCGACAATGGTCTATTTTATAAGTGCCACAACTGTGGATTCTCAGGGCATCTCAGTAAACTAATTGAGCAAGTTGACCCAAATCTGTATCAGCAATACAACACCGAAACCTTTGCTGAGAGGCACAGTGGTCGTCGTATAGCAAACACAGATTATACACCGTCCTTTGCCCCTAAGTCAACACACAAAGACGATGGTGACTTATTGAAATATACGATGCGATTGTCTGATCTACCGTCTGCCCATCCTGCTGTATTGTATGTACAGACAAGACGTATCCCAGAAGAAAAGTGGCACGATTTATTTTACGCAGAAGATTACTCGATGTTAGAGAATCTACGTCCTGATGTATACGAAGGGAGACTATTAAATGATAAACGCATTGTTATACCTTTTAGAAATCGTGATGGACAACTCATTGGTATTCAGGGTCGATCCATTAGTGGAAGTAAAACTAGATATGTTACAGTCCGACTCACCAACAATGACCCCTTGATTTATGGTCTTGAGTCCATTGACACAACGGAACCAATCTATGTGGTGGAGGGACCTATAGATAGTATGTTCCTCCCGAATGCTGTTGCTTGCGGTGGTTCGGACTTGGTTAAAGCAATGAAGATGCTACCAAAGGGCATGGTCACATTGGTGTTTGATAATCAACCCAGAAACAAAGACCTGATTGCTTTGATTGAAAAGGCATGTAAGTGGGGGTTTTCTGTATTCGTTTATCCGTCAAATATCAAATCGAAAGATATTAATGATATGATACTGGAAGGATTTACACCCGAAGAGATCACCTCTTTAATAAATAAAAACACTCATCATGATCTGGCATTGCGACTCGCAATCCGTGATTGGAAAAAGATATAAGGATAAGTTAATGAATGTAAAACTGATCAGTTTTTCGACTCCAACTCAGGAGTATGAAGATCAGGGAATAGATGATGTGCAAGAACTTATTGCTTATTGTGCGAGGGTATCAAACCCAAGCAATCAGTTGAACACAGAAACCAGTGAAAAGTTAATCAACTATTTGGTGAAACACGCTCATTGGTCACCACTTGAAATGGTTTCTGCATGTATGGAAATAGAAACGACAAGGGACATTGCTCGACAGATTCTGCGGCATAGATCGTTTTCTTTCCAAGAGTTTAGTCAGCGTTATGCTGACCCTACAAAAGACCTTGATTTTGAAATCCGCGAAGCGAGATTGCAAGACGAAAAGAACCGTCAAAACTCAGTTGAAACCGACGATGTAAATCTAAAAACAGAATGGGTGCTTGCCCAAGAGCGAGTCATCATTGAATCACGAAAAGCATATCGTTGGGCAATTGAAAACGGCATTGCAAAAGAGCAAGCACGAGCAGTCCTACCAGAAGGACTAACAAAGTCTCGCATGTATATGAATGGAACATTACGGTCTTGGATTCACTATATTGAACTACGAAGTGCGAATGGAACACAAAAAGAACATATGGAAATAGCAAAGGCGTGTGCCCATGTAATCAGTGAAGTGTTCCCTATGGCAATCAAACTCGTAAAGTAAAGGATAACAAATGACCGAAGAATATCTTGGGATCAAGATTGATCCGTCCCGCGACTCTATTTTATCTGAACAAGGATACAAACTACTCACTGACTACTACTGCATCAACGACGAAACTCCTCAACACGCATTTGCTCGTGCTGCTGTTGCCTATGCCTATGGTGACATGGAGTTGGCACAACGCATTTATGATGGTGCGTCAAAGGGTTGGTTTATGTTTTCGTCACCTGTGTTGTCAAATGCACCGATGCCTGGAGAAAAAATCAGAGCACTACCGATTTCATGCTTCCTTACTTATGTGCCAGATTCGCTAGATGGACTGATTGAGCATTCGGCAGAACTCCGTTGGTTGTCGGTCAAGGGTGGTGGTGTTGGTGGACACTGGTCTGACGTTCGTGCGGTGTCTGAGAAAGCACCCGGACCTATGCCATTCTTGCACACAGTGGATGCTGATATGGTGGCGTATCGCCAAGGTAGAACCCGTAAAGGGTCGTATGCTGCATACATTGACATTGACCATCCCGATATTGTAGAGTTCATGAATATGCGTGTTCCCACAGGTGATGTCAATCGTAAGTGTTTGAACTTACATCACGCAGTCAATATCACGAACAAATTCATGGTCGCTATACAAGCAGATGCTCACTGGGAACTTATTGATCCTGACTCTGGTGAAGTGCGTGATACACTCCGTGCAAGGTACTTGTGGGAAACACTACTGGAGACACGATACAGAACAGGTGAACCATATCTCAACTTTATTGATACCGCAAACGCATATCTACCAGAAACTATGAAAAAGAAAGGATTGAAGATTCATGGTTCAAACCTGTGTAACGAAATTCATTTACCGACAAGTGATGATCGTTCAGCAGTTTGCTGTCTGTCGTCACTCAATTTGGAGAGATTTGATGAGTGGAAGGATACCACTATTGTTCGTGATCTCATTCGCTTTCTTGATAACGTCTTGCAGTTTTTCATTGACCACGCAGGAGACGAAATCTCAAAGGCACGTTATAGTGCAACTCAAGAAAGAAGTTTAGGTTTGGGTGCGATGGGGTTCCATTCGTATCTACAACAGCACCGTGTCGCATTTGAAAGTGAAAAGGCACGGGGAGTCAATGATATTATTTTCAAACATATTCAGAATGAGGCAATTGCCGAAACATTAGTATTAGGTAAAGAACGTGGTGAAGCACCAGATATGGAAGGGACAGGGCGACGAAACGCACACCTTCTTGCGATTGCACCAAATGCCAATTCGTCGTTGATTGGCAACACTTCACCATCAATTGAACCGTGGAAAGCAAATGCGTTTACATCTCGTACTCGTGCGGGATCGCATTTGATAAAGAATAAGTATTTACAAGAAGAACTCGCAAAGATTGGTAAAGACACGCAAGAAATTTGGTCGTCTATCATTACCAATGGCGGTTCGGTTCAGCATCTTGATTTTCTGGACGAGCATCTCAAAGCAGTGTTCAAAACTGCAATCGAACTAAACCAAGATTGGATTGTGTATCTTGGTGGTTCAAGGCAACGGTATCTGTGTCAGGGGCAGTCACTCAATGTGTTTTTTCCAGCAGGTGCAAGTCGTCAGTATATTCACACAGTGCATTACAATGCATGGAAGTATGGATGCAAAGGTCTGTATTATTTGAGAACTGAAACATCAAATCGTGCGGAGAATGTCGCACAAAAGATTGAACGAGATCGACTCGTAGAGTTCGGAGAGCAATCACAAGAAGAATGTGTCGCATGTCAAGGTTAGGGGAAACAATGGATATTACAATTTACTCAAAGTCAGATTGTCCTTTTTGCGTTAAAACAAAGGAATGGTTCAGCAGTCATGGATTTACATACACAGAAAACGTATTGGATGATGAAGAACAACGACTTGCGTTTTATCAGAAGATCAATGGCGCACAAGAGGACTTGACAAAAGGTTCTGAAAGTCGTCCTGTCAATTCTGTGCCACAAATTTTTATTGAGGGTAAGCGCATTGGGGGGTATGACCAACTAGTCCAAAAAGCAGACACTTTACTGAAAAAGAAGTCAGGTGGACTAATGGAGTTTTCAACGACATATAAACCATTTAACTACCCGTGGGCAACTGAAATCACAACCCGTCACGAGAAAGCACACTGGATTGAAGATGAAATTGACTTGAGTGAGGATGTTACTGATTGGAAAGGTGGTAAGGTCACTGCTACAGAAAAGGACTATATCACTAACGTATTACGATTGTTCACACAGTCAGACGTTGCAGTAGGACAAAATTACTATGATCAATTTATTCCTAAGTTCAAGAACAATGAAGTCCGTAATATGTTGGGTTCATTTGCTGCTCGTGAGGGAATACATCAAAGAGCATACGCACTTCTCAATGAAACACTAGGACTACCAGATAGTGAATACCATGCATTTTTAGAATACACAGAGATGGTTGACAAGGTAGAGTTCATGATGGACTCTGATGCCTCTACACAACGTGGTCTTGGACTCGCACTTGCAAAGTCTGTATTCAACGAAGGTGTTGCATTGTTTGCCTCGTTTGTCATGTTGTTGAACTTCCAACGGTTTGGCAAGATGAAAGGTATGGGTAAGGTTGTTGAGTGGTCAATTCGTGACGAGTCAATGCACGTTGAGGGCAACTCAAAACTATTCCGTTCGTTCTGCAATGAACATCCTCGCATCGTAGATACTGAATTCAAAGCAGAAATTTATGAAATGTCAAGTTTAGCGGTCGAATTAGAAGATAAGTTTATTGATTTGGCATACGAGATGGGAGAAATTGAGGGACTATCTAAAGAAGAAGTCAAAAAATATATTCGTTATATTGCAGATAGACGATTACTTCAATTAGGTCTCAAGACAAACTTTAAAGTCAAAGAGAATCCGTTACCTTGGTTGGAGTGGGTGCTTAACGGTGCAGATCACACCAACTTCTTTGAAAATCGTGTTACAGAGTACGAGGTAGCAGGACTCAAAGGATCGTGGGATGAGGCATACGCTGCATGAAAGATACTGATGAATATACAGTATTAGAGGTAACATGCCCAGATTGTGCCTCTGAGTATGAATTAGCATATGATGAGGATGAAACAGAAGAACCCGTTTACTGCCCATTTTGTGGGACCGATCTACCAGATTCCGTGGTAGAAGAAGGAACTACAGAAAACGAGGATGACTTTAGTGACTATATAGAAGACGAAGATGACAATGAAGATGATCAGTGAGTTATACGAATCCTTGGACACTAGACGGTAAGATATTTGAATCAAATAATATAGATGATGCACAGGGGTTTGTGTATCTGATTACAAATTTGACAACCAACCTAAAGTATGTTGGAAAGAAGAATTTCTGGTCAGTACGCAAACTCCCACCCCTCAAGGGCAAGACCCGCAAGCGAACCAAGCGAGTCGAGTCCGATTGGAAAGATTATTATGGTTCCAGTGAAGAAGTCAAAGAGTTAGTTGAATCAACAGGTAAACACAATTTCAAACGTGAGATATTGAAACTGTGTCAGTCCAAAGGCGAACTCAGTTATTATGAATTAAAATATCAAGTGGAAAATGATGTTCTATTGAAACCCGATGAATATTACAACGCATTCGTCGGTGCAAAAATTCATAGGAAACACCTTGTAAAAAGTTGACATTGATCAGAAGTTTATGTATAATAGTATAAATTACAAATGAAATATTAGGAGAAAAACAGTTCAATGTCAACTATTAGAATGTTTATTGGCACAAGTGCTAATGGTGAGGACAAAGAAATTGAGATGGCGTATGAGTATACGCTACGCAAGAATTCTTCAAGTAACCTTGAAATTACATGGATGCGACAGACACCTGATCTGACGAGCATTTGGGGTGGATGGAAGACTCACACTTGGTCAACTCCGTTTTCAGGATATCGATGGGCAATCCCAGAAGCATGTGGGTTTGAGGGTAAGGCAATCTATACTGATTGTGATATGTTAAACTTCAAAGATATCACTGAACTTTACAACATTAATCTCAATGGCAAACCATTTGCGGCACGAGTCGGCAATCGGTTTGGAGGGCACGAGTTCTGTGTGATGGTGATTGACTGTGCGGTGGCACAACAGTATCTCATTCCTGTACAACGCATGAAGAAAATACCAGAAACACATCAACGTTACATTAGGCAGTTCAGTGGCAACCACGACTTGGTAGAACCATTACATCCAAAGTGGAACTCACTGGACGGTGACAATACTCCGATGGATGAACTGTGGCATCTACACTACACGAGGATGGAATCGCAACCGTGGCAACCTGCTTGGTTTACTGGCAAACCAGAAGCACACAAGAGACCTGAACTAGTTCAGTTGTATCACGATACAGTTCAAGAAGCATATGATGCAAAATGTAAACCTCTAGAACCCGATGTGGATTACCTCGCATATGGGCAATACGACATTATTGGTAAATAATATGTTTGGTGGAACGATCCCTCAAGGGAAAACATTATTAGTTGCATGTGATGCGAAATACTATGTTGAGCATTTCGTACCACTGGCATACTCTGCGGTCGGGGCGGGTGAGCAGATACACGCACACGTTGTCAACCCAGACAGAGGGTGTCATGGACTATCGATGGTTCTTGAAGAAGACATTGGAGTCACCTATTCGTTTGAACGTACAGACTTGAGTGGTATTGACTCAAGAACTTACTATGCCTGTGCACGGTTTATGATTCTGCCAGAACTGATGGCACACGGGTTGAGCGAAGCATTGGTATTGGACGCTGACTGTTTAGTAATGAATGAAATTGATTGGTCGCAGTTTAGGGATGCTGATGTTGGATTGTTTTTCCGTGAACCACTAGCAAACACGGGCGAATGGGAAACGCAAGGTTCTAAGATTGCGGCAGGTGCGGTGTATGTCAACAAGGGTGCACGAGAGTTCACTCAAGATGTTCGGCAAAATATTGCGAAAGGTCCGTTTCAGTGGTTCATAGATCAACGAGCACTCAACGAGGCACACGACAAACACAAAGACAAACTGGAATTTTATGGTATTCCCTCAAACTTTATGGATTGGGAGTTTGTCGAGGGTTCAACAATTTGGACGGGTAAGGGCGATAGAAAACACAAAAATATGACTTATGTGCAAGCAAAAGAAGCATGGGGTTCATATTTTCATGGAGCAAGAGATAGGATATGGCAGACAAAATACTAATCCTCAAACCACGACTAGATGTGACATTCAAGGAAGGTCCCGTCCCTGAAGGGCGAGGATACATCCAACCGATTCGTACACATTGGCACAACTTTGTTGAGCATCTATCAAAGGTGCACCCAAAAGCACTAATTATAGAAAGACCACTGTGGCAGTTCTCACCTGAAATGGTACAGTATATGGATGCTGACATCGTGTATGTACCACACAAGCAACAGAACAACTTCTTTGTAGAGGGAGACACAAAGGTTCGGTATTACATGCAGACAGTGTTTCCGTGGTTGTTCAGTATTGACCCCGTGGGTTGGGAGGGTGGTTCGTCTGTATGGAATCACTTTACGTTAGGTGAAGTAGATGCACCGCACTTTGATGACCTCAAGGAACATATCAGAGGTGGCGGTACAAAGTTTGAGAATCTACAACCAGAGAAAGGTCAAAAGTTATTTGACCCAGGATTTATCCTATTCGTGTGTCAGATTCCGCACGATGAAACAATCATCTATCATTCTGATGTGGAAGTAATTGACGGTCTCAAGCAGTCGATTGAATACGCAAAGGAACAAGGTAAGCAGATTGTTGTCAAAGGACATCCTGTCAATCCGGGTTCAATGTCTGAACTCAAGAAAGAGACACTGAAACACGAACACGCAACGTGGATTGAGAATGTACACCTACACGATTTGATGGAAGATTGTTCGGAAGTGCATGTCATCAATTCAGGTACGGGATACGAGGCAATTCTATTTGAGAAACCTGTTCGTACATACGGTCGTTGTCTCTATGAAAATATTGTCAATAAAGAAGTTGACACCGAACTCTATCGTAAGTTTATCAATGGATTCGTGGAATGGTGTTATGATACAAAAACAGGTCGGGGGTTTGACAAACTAAAATGAAAACACAACTGAAAGTGACAGGTGACGATACATTCAAAATTGGTACAGACGATGGATTGAATGATAATGGCACAGCACCCAACAGTAAGGGTGGTACAGAGAACATGTATCATGGATTGATGGATCGACTTGACCCTGAATTGCGGGATAAGTTTCACATCATCTGTTCACGAGTGCGTAAGATTGACCCAAATAAGAAAAACATTCTGTGGTTACACGACACTTGGGATGACCCCGAAAGTCAACACCTCAAAGACCCTAAAAGTTTGGAACGGTTTGACCAATTGGTGTTTGTATCGCATCACCAACAGCAAACGTATAACATGGGATTAGGTGTGCCATATCAGAAGGGTGTTGTCATCACTAATGCAGTGACACCGATTGAAGAGCACGAGAAAGAATTTGATGGTCCGATCAGACTCATCTATCACACCACACCACATCGAGGTTTAGAGATTCTAGTTCCTGTGATTGAGCAGATGATTGAACAGACAGACGTTGATATTCATCTAGATGTATTTTCATCATTCTCCATTTATGGGTGGAACCAAAGAGACAAACCATATGAGGCACTGTTTGAAAAAATTAAAGCGCATCCGAACATGACCTATCACGGGTTTCAACCAAACGAGGTGGTTCGGGAGGCACTCACGAGGGCACACATCTTTGCATATCCTAGCATTTGGCCAGAGACATCATGTATTGCCGCTTTAGAAGCAATGAGTGCGGGGTGTGCGGTAGTATGCCCGAACATGGGTGCATTACCAGAGACGGTCAATAAGTTTGGTTTAATATATCCGTGGACAGAACAGAATCGGATTCATGCGAACGTGTTTGCAAACACATTGTACGGCACAATCAAAGAAATTCAAAACATGCAAGAACGCATGAGGATTCAGAAGATATTTGTAGACAACTTCTACAATTGGGAGTTAACAATCGCCCAATGGGAAGGACTGCTGAAGGGAGTCCTCGATGGCAAAATATGAACTATTTGAGTCTTTATGGTTGGTCAGTGGCAGAGAGGCATCTGAAGAGGAACAAGAGAAACTTGACATGATGGTTAACATGGGTTATAATGTAAACTCAGATTTAGATCATGACTTGTTTGAAATGGAGATGCGTAATGGCAAAGAAACGCAAACTGACTGAAGAGCAACGTGACGAGTTGCGTGAACGTCTTGCAAAAGCAAGAGCAGCAAAAGGTGAACCTGAATACAAGACTATTCACTCAACTGTGTTACAACTCGATGAGGATCATCCACTGTCAATGCAGAACTGCAAACAGTACATCAAGACGCAGAAGTCACTGATGACCAAATACAAATCAGAGATGCGTAATGATATCAAGGGTGCGAAGGCAAAATATCATCAGTGTGAGGGATATATTCGTAACATTCAGTCCTACCTCAAGACAGGAACATGGGTTGATATGTTTTACGGTGAGTTCCAAGAACATCAAATGGGATGGAAGACTGTCAGAGTAGCAGGGTAGTTATGATATTAGTTGATTTAAGTCAGGTGATTATTTCATCCCTGATGCAACAAGTGGGTTCCAAGAAGTACGGTATGGACGTTACTGAAGATTTGATGCGTCATATCGTACTCAACACGATACGTTCTTATCGGAATCGTTTCAATGGCAAGTATGGCGAGGTAGTGATTTGCTGTGACGCATCACACTACTGGCGTAAGGATGTGTTTCCATACTACAAAGCATCTCGCAAGAAGTTGCGTGAGCAGAGTGGTATTGATTGGACAATTATATTTGACACACTTCATGCGGTTCGTGATGAACTGGAAGAGAACTTCCCATACAAAGTGATTCGTGTTGATTCT